GTACAATACGCTTGATGGCTCTTTGTAAGGGATAAACGTAATCGAGTCACGTATGGCACCGCCCGGTACGTCCACATCCCTAAATTCACCCGGCATAAGAGGAGTGTCGTCCCCCTTAATACGCATACCGCGAGCTTTAAGCCCTGCTGGCAAATTCGACAGTGTACCAGCATCAACCAACTGGCGAAGGATAGAGGTAGCCGACTTAGCAAGGCCACCAATAAGATGAATAAGCCCCGTTCCATAAAACCCAAGGCCCGGAAGATAGCGGTAGTGAACAAAGTGTAGGCGCTTTTTCTTCTTAACGTCATCCTCGTACCAATTCTTGCGTATAGACAATATCTCGCGTGACGACTTGTCTATAGTTATTACATAAGGTCTAGCTATATCGTCAGAATCATCAAACCCTTCGGGCATGTTAATTGTGACGTGCATTTCAAGAATTGTATAGCGGTCATCGTTCTCCATGACCGCGCTTTCGCCATCAAGCTCGTCGTATTTTTCTTGGATGTCAGAAAAATCTGGAGCAGGATCACGCAAATCTATATCCCGGTAGAACCCAGCTACTTGCAACTCAAGTATCTCGTTCTTGGTTTTCTTCATAACATGCGTATATCGTGGGCAAGTCATAAGATCTGTAGCCCCATAAGAAGCTACAAAGTCCTCTGAAGGCACAAACATCGCACAGGGTCTATCCATAAGCGGGTCGTAATAAACCTTTTTAAACGCGGACCCAGCGAGCGGGAGCTTAAATAACATTTGCTCCATCTCATCGCGGTATTCTGTCATCTCCTCAGTCAGGAGATAATTCATTTCATTCTGCACACGTTCTGCTTGGTCAAACTTCTCTGGGGTTAGTTTACCCATAATTTTACTTTTTACAGGCCCCGATGCGGGGAATAACTCCCCCATAGCCTGCGCTTGGAACCGTACAACAGCTTCAGTAAGCACAGGGTGAAACACTCCAGAAGCCCCAGCCCAAGGCTGCTGACGTTCCTCAATCTTCATGCCAAGTAGGTCTAAGCCTTTTACATAGGCTCTAGCCCAATCGGCACGGGACTCACGGTCAGCCTCAAAATCAGACACCAACTCAGAAGCCATAGCCGCTAAATCAGCCTCATCTATAAATTCGGCAAGGTTAGAATCGTGGTTTTGGTCCATCAATTGCTCAGACAAGCCACCTTCAAAGTCAATTATAACCCCACCATCCTCGGTCTCCATAGACACAGCTTCTGGGTTTATAACTTCGATAGTAAGTTCTTCTTCTGTAGGATCTGTCTCTATCTCTAAATCAGAAGGAACTAAGGGTTTTTCTACAGCCATGTGCGCTCCATAAGCGTTGCTTGTGGGTAACTTATCATTTTAATCCCCGGCGGTCTAGTGTCGAGGTGGGCAACTTGGGGGAAGCCACCACACCCCGACTAGGGCATTGGGAGGGGTGCCCCAATTATTCTTTAACTTAGACGGGCTGTTGAAACAAATAATATATTCCTGTAATAACAAATCATGGATAACATGTTGATTTGGAACATCGTGCTAACTTTTGTGGTCCTACCTATAGGGTGGTGGGCCAATCAGATTGCATCTGAAGTTAAACGTCTCAACATATTATTAAACATGACAAGGGAAAACTATGTAAAGCGAGAAGATCATTCAGGAGAACTTGGGAGAGTTGTCGATCATCTTGTAAGGCTAGAGGCCAAAATAGATAAACTTGCAGAAAAATAGGGGGAGATAGGCATGGGATATGTTCATCTGCGCCCTAACCGCTATATTAGCTAGTCAAAGCCCGACTATAGGGCTGCATCAGACCTGTGAGTACAGGTGCCCTAGAGAAGTTTCACAGTTCTATTATCAGTATCCAGCCAAGGTCAGGGTTCCTTGGAAGCACTTCTGTCCGCCATACATCGTTGTTGGTAGGGGGAGAAAAACATGATTGACCCATTTACAGCGCTTGCCGCTGTGAAATCTGCGGTGTCAGCGGGCAAAGAACTCGTCAACGTCACCAAGCAGATTGGTGAGTTTTTCGACGGCGTGGATGAATTACGCGCTGCCCATGAGAAAAAGAAAAACAGTTTGTTTTCAGGTTCTGATGAAAATGCAATGGAGACGTTTGTGAACTTACAGCGGGCCAAAGACGCAGAGGAAGAGCTTCGTCAGATCGTCATTGCAACCAGAGGGTTCAGTGCGTGGGGCGAACTGCAAGCCATACGGGTACAGGCAAGAAAAGATCGTAAGGCAAAGCTTGAAGCTGAGAGAAAGCGTAGAGCAAAGAGGATTGAACGTATTATCGTTTACGGTGGTTCGACAATTATTGTTTCAATAATGATTGGTATAACGGTTGTTATTATTTTAGCCAAACAGGGACGGTTATGAGTGACGGTCTAAGCGGTGTGGGGTCAGCCCCATTTAACGTGCAGTCGGACATACACCAGCAAACGCAGTCGCGTGAGCGCATAGAAGCGCATCTAGCTGAGCAGAGGGTAGCTAAGGAGCATAGGGCCAATCACACGCATCTGGAGGCGCTCAGAGAGCAGAAGTTGGACTTAGGCAAGGCTTATGATAGGTTTGGCACTAAGACCAACGCAGACCGCCCACAGGGAACTAAAATAAACATAGAAGTTTAGTAATATTCTACAGGTCTACGATATGTAGGCTCATCATCCCACTCGTCGGTGGGTAATCTAATGAACCCGCCCTGCCTAAACCGCAATAATGCCATAACTGTAGAGTCAACAAGGTCATCGTTAGACATAAACGGGAACCCTGCCACTTCTTCTATGACCTCCTCGGCCCAACGCTTGGGTGGTGCCCACACAAATCCGCTGGCGATGATATCTGATACACTATTAAGGCGAGCCATCTTGTCTCCAGTACCCCTATGAGGTGTATACTCCTGTACTGGGAGGCCCATACGGCGTAATTCTTGGTACAAAGCTACGCCAGAGGACTTTTTCTCCACAATAAACGCATCTGGCTCCCAGTTTTTGTACTCGTCGAGCGCCAGACCCTTCAATTCTGGAAATTCTAGCCTTTCTTTGATGCTATTTAGCAAAATTATGTGGTGTGCGTTCTCTTCTTCGTTAAAAAACACGCCCCAAGTCGTCAGCGCGGTGTAATCGGCGCGATTATTCTTCTCTGCGGCAGCATCGAGCGACATAATTAGGTAATCACAGTGGGGTGGGTCGTCTTTTGCCCATATTTGCCACCATTCTCGCTTAACAATCGACGCTTCTTCGGCTGTCGGCTGCTGCTGATACTGTGAGTTCCATTGGAATGTAGGCATCGACGCCTTTGTGCGCAGCAATGCGCTTAAATCAAAGAACTCAGGCCACAGCGGCTTCTGTATCGGCTTACCGTCAGAGTCCTCGCTATCCAAAATAGCGGGAAACTCCACGATTTCGTACTGATCTGACTCTGGATTCTTGACCATATCTGTCGTCACACGCCCCGTGAGGTCGTCCATGTGCCAACGAGTCTGGATTATTGCAACCCTACCGCCCGGCATAAGGCGAGTACGGGCACCGAAGGTGAACCATTCGTATGCTTTTTCAAACACAGAGAAGTTTCCGTTAATAACATCCTGCTCAGAATGAGGGTCATCAACAAGCAGAAGATCAGCACCACGTCCTGCAAGCGCAGACCCAATACCACACGCATAATATTCGCCTCCAAAGTTTGTATTCCACCGCCCCGCAGACTTACTGTCTACCGCCAGCGTTACCTGTGGAAATATTTCTTTGTAGTCATCTATGGATATCAGGTTTCTCACCTTACGTCCAAAGTCCACAGCGAGATCGGTAGTGTGGGACACCATCATAACCTTCTTGCCGGGATTACGCCCCAAGAACCAAGCGGGGAAAAAGATACTCACAAGCTGCGATTTACCATGTCGTGGCGGGATGTTGACGCATATACGGTCCTTATCCCCCTTCTCAATATCCATCAGCATATCTGCGAGGATGCGGTGATGCTTGCCAACCTTATAATCTGGCTGCATCCGCCTACAAAACTCTATGAGATCGTCCTTGGCAGTGTCGTTACGCTGCCTGCTCGCCAGCTCATCGACCATCTTATCAATCTCTGCGACCTCTTCAGGACTAAACTGGTCGAGGTTATCGAGCATTGTTTGTACATCTTCGGGAGAGAAGTCTAAATCTTTTGCGACCTCTGCTACAGATAGGCTAGGCATCGGAAGGCCCCAGTGTATCATCCAACGATATGACCGGGGCCTCCACGACGACTGCGTCCTCTACATCAGAATCGGCTGGGTTTATAAGCTTAGCCAGTTTCCCACGTAGTTTTTCTTTGATGTCGTCTGTAGTTTGGTGCGTTATTGTAACTTCGGACTTCTCTGCAAACAACCCCACATCGCTGATCTTACCTAACAACTCCAAGGCACGTATCCGTACCCGTGGGTCGGGGTTCTCTGTCTCCTCAATCAATTTGTTTGTGACGAGGTGCCTTACCTGCGTAGCGCTCTCTACAACAGAATGCCCAAAATCTCTTAGGATCTTGTCTGTTAGTAGGAGGGTAGCGGGTGGGGTGCGTGATATATTTTTAAGCGTAGCCTTCTTTGAAGTACGCACAGGATCGGCAGCGTATGCCATACTGATCTCCGAAGCGTTATCCCTGTCCTCTGCGGTTATGTTTATCTCTAACCCGTGGGCATGTAGATGTTTAGCGGTCTCGGCAGCAGCCTCGGCTTTGCCGGTAAGGTCTTTTGGCGGGGGCGTATCTTGGATTGGCACACCCCGTTCTGGTGTTATTTGTAATGCCATATGTAGTATTTAGACGAATATTATAATTATTTCAATCTCCCCGCGCCGAATGTGGTTACTGGGTATAACGGTAGGGTGGGGGTGGGGTTTAGCCGATTTCGTAGAAACTCAAAATATTCGTGCAAATTAGTATGTATAAGTAGATATGTGTGACTAGCTGTAGAGGGGGGTCGGGGGTAGGTGGGGGTTAGTCAAGCGACTAACTGCTAACATTTGCTGCCATTTGCTTGCGTTTGCCGGTGTTTTCCGTATAATGGTTGCCATAGACAAGGCGGTTCTTGTCTAGTCAACAGTTAGTCACTGACTAACACATTCCTAGAAAGGGAAACAAAATGGCTGATCTATCAGTAAACAAAAAAGCAATTGACGCGGCAACAGCGGTTGAAGCGGCAAACGCAAATTCCATCGCGGCGCAAGCGTCACGGGCTGAGGCCTCGGCGCTGTTCTTTGCACCGGCCGCTAAGCTCGGCGCTGATTTCACAATGCTTGCCAAGCCTACGGGCGATGACGCAAAGAACAATCTTTGGGTTGCAACGCGGCAATGGGCCTACGATGTGTGCGCAACAGTGC